AAGTGGTACCGGATCTATATCTGAAATAGTTGAAGACACTATTCATGGTAAAGTATTGCATACTAATAAACAGTATGTATATGGTTCTGAATTATATTTACCAAAAGGATTGCTAAAAGTAGGAGACAAGGTTACGTTATCTATATTAATAAAAGCTAAAGCTAATAGTGATTTTACTTGTCAATTATATAATACTGCTACTATATCTAATACATTTACATTTAATGCTACAACAGAATGGCAATGGTTATCTTTTACTCAAACTGTTGTAGGTGATCCAAACTTGGATAGTAGACTTTATTTATATTTCAAACCGACAGATGAATATTGGATAAAAAATATAAAAGTTGAACTAGGGAATAAATCTACCGACTGGACACCAGCTCCAGAAGATATAGATGCATCCATTCAAGGTGTAAAAACTATTACAGAAAGCAATACTACAGCTCTAAACATTCAACAAGGTAAAATAGATAGCTTAATATCTAACACTACAATAGTTAAAGATGGACAGACCATACAACTTAAAGATGCGTATAACTCTACAGTTGCTACAGTAGACTCTATTACTAGTGTAATTAGTAGTCATACTAGTACTATAGATGCTTTGACAGGTCAAGTGACTGAAGTGGAAACAAAGACTAATGAAGTAAGAAGGGACTTAGATGGCACAGTAGAAACTGTATCTAAGACAAAAGTTACTGCAGAGAGTGCATTATCTACGGCTACAGAAGCAAAGCAAACTGCAGATGGATTTTCACAGAGAGTATCCAATATAGAAACTAACTATGCTACTACTTCAGCTATGAATTCTGCTATAAGTCAAAAAGCTGATAGTATAAAATTAGAAGTAAGTAAGGATTTTGTATCTAAAAATGATGCTACGTTGACTTATGCTACTAAAGCAAGTATGGAGCTCACAGCAAATCAATTGAAATTAGATTTTTTCTCTATAGATATAATAAATCTTTTAAGCAATTCAAGTTTTTCTAATAGAGAAACTACAGGCTGGAATATGAGTGGTATCGGATTATATACTGGTAATGCTAATTTCTTTATGCCCACAGATGGGTGGAGAGCTTTCAGCTTAACTAGCGATAGGGGACTCTTATATCAAAAAGGTATGACAGGCGAAAGATTACCTAAAAGAAATTCACAGTATACTTTTTCTCTTAGCAGCATAACAGAAAGTAATATAGAAACATTTAGATTATATGTAGATTATAAGCTAGGAAGTAACTATGTAGCTAATCAACTTATTAATCTAAAAACTGGCTATAATATTAACCGATACTCTGTAACTTTTACAACAAAAGATATTAATTATGATACCTTCTTATTATATATAGAGGTAAAACCTAAAGCTGGTACTACTGGATATAGAGTGTTTAGTATTGGACTACCTTGTCTATCTAAGGGTGAGAATGGTTCTTATACAGCAAGGCAAAATGAAGTTATTAGTGGTTCTACAGAAATTGATGCCAATGGAGTAACTATTTACAATGGGGCAATAGATGTTAGGAATAGAGCAGGTAATTCTGTTTTAAAAGGTGATGCAAATGGAAACTTAATGGTTCGAGGAAATCTTTATGCAGACCCAGCCAATCCAATTTTACACTTGTTTGGTGGATGCTCCATTGATGCGACATATAACAATGAACAAGGTGTAGGAAGTGCAGTAAGGCTTAAATGGGATGAAAATAGCTATATTCGTATTGATACAGGTTCTACAGATATATACCAAAATGGTATTGCTAGGTTTAGATTTTATACTAATTACTTGGATTGTAAACCACCAACTATTTACTTTGCAGATCAATGTAAAATAGATGCTAGTTCTGGTACATTTAGATTTT